AAAATGACAGTCGATCGTGATTCAAACGGTCGGCTTTTCTATTTGTACCAACGCAGTAACGAGGACACTCCCTCACTCGGTAAAAACAGCCAGGTTTACCTGTCTCCCTCTGACGTTCTTCATATTCCTGGCCTCGGCTTTGATGGACTGGTTGGCTATTCTCCCATTGCGATGGCGAAGAATGCCGTGGGACTGGCAATTGCCACTGAGGAATACGGTGCGAAATTCTTCGCTAATGGCGCTGCTCCGGGTGGAGTGCTGGAACACCCTGGCACCATCAAGGACCCACTGAAGATTAAAGAGTCCTGGAATTCAGCCTATCAAGGGAGCGGAAACTCGCACCGAGTGGCCGTTCTTGAGGAGGGCATGAAGTATCAACCTATTGGGATTTCACCAGAGCAAGCACAGTTTCTGGAGACTAGAAAATTCCAGATCAATGAAATCGCCCGAATCTTCAGGGTGCCACCTCATATGCTGGCTGACCTCGAGAAATCGTCCTTCTCTAACATCGAACAGCAATCTCTAGAGTTCGTGAAATACACCCTCGACCCTTGGGTAGTGCGCTGGGAACAGTCCATGTGCCGCGCCCTGCTCATGGAAAGCGAAAAGTTAAAGCTATTCATTAAGTTCAATGTGGATGGACTGCTTCGAGGCGACTATGTGAGCCGAATGAGCGGTTATGCCACAGCACGTCAGAACGGCTGGATGAGCGCCAACGATATCCGGGAGCTTGAGAATCTGGACCGCATCCCAGCGGAACTTGGTGGCGACCTCTACCTCATCAACGGCGCAATGACCAAACTACAGGACGCAGGTGCGTTCGCAAATATGAAAGAAACGGAGGAAACCGAATGAAGAAATTCTGGAACTGGGCACGGGATGATAATTCCGGTGTCCGAACACTTTACCTCGACGGCGTGATTGCTGAAGAGTCATGGTTCGATGATGATGTCACCCCTAAGGCATTTAAAGCAGAGCTTACTGCCGGCGAGGGTGACATTGTTATTTGGCTCAACTCTCCCGGCGGCGACTGCATTGCGGCAAGTCAGATCTACACCATGCTCATGGATTACAAAGGCAAGGTTACCGTGAAGATCGATGGTATTGCAGCTTCTGCTGCATCCGTAATCGCAATGGCCGGAACAACCGTGCTAATGGCACCGACTGCCCTCATGATGGTGCATAACCCGCTGACCGTAGCAATCGGCGACAGCGAAGAAATGCAAAAGGCCATCGCCATGCTCTCGGAGGTTAAGGAAAGTATCATCAACGCCTACGAGATCAAAACAGGACAGTCACGAGCAAAGCTATCCCACCTGATGGATGCGGAAACCTGGCTCAATGCCAAGAAAGCCATCGAGCTTGGTTTTGCAGACGGTATTCTGGACGACGAAAAGAAACGACTACAGACAGAGGATTTTACCTATGCCTTCAGCCGCAGAGCCGTTACCAACTCTCTACTGGACAAAGTAAAGCCCAAGCTGCCTAAACAACAAACAGGTACACCGATTGAGTCGCTGGAGAAGCGGCTCTCTTTAATTCAACACAAATTTTGAGGAGGAAAATACTATGAACAAAATTCTTGAATTGCGTGAGAAACGCGCAAAGGCATGGGAAACAGCTAAGGCTTTTCTCGACACTAAACGTGGTGCGGACGGCATCGTTTCAGCTGAGGATACCGCCGTTTACGACAAGATGGAGGCGGATGTTGTCGCACTCGGTCATGAAATCGATCGTCTTGAAAAGCAGGAAGCCCTCGACCGCGAGCTTTCAAAGCCACTAAATATGCCGCTTACCGGTAGACCTAATATTCCGGGTATGGAGACAAGAAGCGGCAGAGCATCTGACGAGTACAGAAAAGCGTTCTGGAACGCGATGCGTACCCGCGCTGGCGAAGGACTTGATCCTGTTATCAGAAATGCACTTCAGATTGGCACCGACACTGAAGGCGGCTACCTAGTGCCGGATGAATTTGAGCGTACCCTTGTAGATACCCTCGAGGACGAGAACATTTTCAGAAGGCTGGCCAACGTCATTACCACTTCTTCGGGCGATCGCAAAATCCCAGTCGTAGCATCTAAGGGTACCGCCTCCTGGATCGATGAGGAAGGTGCAATTCCTGAAAGTGATGACAGCTTTGGACAGGTATCCATTGGGGCCTATAAGCTTGGTACCATGATCAAGGTTTCCGAGGAGCTGCTTAACGACAGCGTATTCAACCTCGAAACCTACATCGCTAAAGAATTCGCCAGACGAATCGGAAACAAGGAAGAAGATACATTCTTCACTGGCGATGGCTCCGGGAAACCTACGGGCATTCTTGCAGCTACCGGTGGTGCACAGCTTGGCGTGACCACTGCGAGCGCTACTGCAATTACCATCGATGAGATTCTTGACCTGTTCTACTCCCTCAAGGCACCGTACAGAAATAAAGCCGTGTTCGTCATGAATGATGCCACTGTTAAGGCAATCCGCAAGTTGAAGGACGGTCAGGGACAATACATCTGGCAGCCTTCGCTGCAGGCCGGTACGCCTGACACCATCCTGAACAGACCTGTTTACACTTCAGCTTATGTCCCTAACATCGCCGCATCCGCTAAGTCCATCATCTTCGGTGATTTCGGTTACTACTGGGTCGCTGATCGTCAGGGACGCGTTTTCAAGAGACTCAACGAGCTCTATGCAGCTACCGGTCAGGTAGGCTTTGTAGCAACTCAGCGCGTCGATGGAAAGTTGATTCTGCCGGAAGCTATTAAAGTGCTCCAGCAGAAAGCATAACGGAGGTGCACTATGAGCTATAACGCAAAGAACTACACCGAGCAAGGCGGTGAGAAAACCGTCATTGGCGGTACGCTTGAAATTAAGGAGGGAGCCTCGGTAACGGGGCTTCCTTCGCAGTTTACTCCGGCTGAAAATCAGTCAGACTCAACCGCTACAACCATTGCTGGACTTGTTGTTGATTTCAACGCGCTGCTGGCAAAGTTAAAAGCTGCTGGCCTGATGGCAGCTGATAGTTAAGAACGATGAAAGGATGGTGACGGTATGACACTGCTTGAAAAAGTTAAGGCAAACCTCATTCTTGAGCACTCGGCAGATGATGAGCTTTTGCAGATGTACATCACCGCTGCCGTCAGGTACGCCGAGAGCTATCAGCATCTGCCCGAAAACAACTATACCGAAAACGCAATGCCACCCACTACAGAGCAAGCCGTTATCATGCTGTCGTCCCATTTCTATGAATCAAGGGACGGCAGCACGGGCGGCTTTTTTGCAGACAATGTCCAGGCTGGGCAGCAAGTGTGGAATACAGTCAACCTTTTACTCCGCCTGGACCGGGATTGGAAGGTGTGATTATGAGCTATGGAAAGATGAACACCTTCATTGACATCATTGAAAAAGCGACCATGAAAGATCATGAGGGCTTCAAAACCGAAGTTGACAACATCATCGCCTCTGTCAAAGCGTATCGGGAGGGTCGGCACGGCAATGAGAAATGGGCAAACAGAGCCAGCTTCTCTGAAGCCACCGACCTTTTCCGTTTTCGCCGCATACCCGGTGCGACCATTACGACATCGATGGTTGTGGTGAACAAAGAAAGCCGCTTTGAAATTACCTCGGTGGAAGATGTCAAGGGACGCGGCATGTATATTGAGGTTCTTGCCAAGGAGGTGAAACCCAGTGGCTAAAGCAACATTAAAAATGCCGGACGACTTCCTGATGAAGCTCTCAAGGCTTGGCGAGAAAACAGATGTAATCATTCCCCGCGTACTGAAAGCAGGCGGCGAGGTTGTAGAGGTTAAAGTAAAAAGCAACCTACAGAGTGTTATTGGAAACGGTACGAAGGAAGATAGCAGATCCACTGGTGAGCTCGTTTCAGCCCTTGGAGTCTCCTCTGCCCGACAAGACCGGGATGGGAATTTCAATGTCAAGGTCGGCTTTTCCGAACCTCGTGGGGATGGCAAAAGCAATGCTATGGTTGCAGGGGTTTTGGAATATGGCAAACATGGACAGCCGCCTAAACCTTTTTTGAAGCCCGCGAAAACGGCAAGTAAAAATGCCTGTGTGGATGCGATGATCAGGGCGTTTGAGGAGGAGGTTGATAAGATATGAGCCTTCTTAGTGAACTGAACGTCCTCGTCTCACCCCTCGTTCCTTTGGAGACGGGCGTGTTTTCAGAGCCTGCACCTGATAGATATGCTGTGATCACGCCGATGGTTGATACGTTCGAGCTATATACCGACGATAAACCACGACATGAAATCCAGGAGGCGCGGATATCCCTATTTAACAAGGGAAGCT